TACTTCTGATGTTTTCTTCAGTTGATCGTTTTCAGCCTTGCGTAATGCCACGCTATTCTTCAACGCAGCAGCCTCTAGTTTTCTTTGCTGTGCTGCAATACGACCCATAGCAGGAGTTTCTCTAGCTGCGGCAGTTGGGTACTTGCCTTGCGAGTTTATCTCGTTTAACTTACCTAATGTATTAAATATATTTCCATAGGTCACAATATCTTTTAATGTGGTAAGTCCAGGTATTTTCTTTAGCTCGGCAATGAATACTCCAAAGCCTTTAATGGTATTGCCTGTGGTTTTACCTAGGTTTTCCATCTTTCGAGTGGTTTCTTCAATACTCGTATCTGCACTCAAAGCCTCTAAAGCACCGATAATGCCTTTACCGATTTCTTCCGATACGTTAGCACTTGCAACTCTTAGTAAATCCATCTTGCCTGAATAGGTGCTTAGTCTTGCCTGTGCTTGTCCAGCGAACTTATCGTTTAACTCAGCAAGGATCTTGTCCATATCGCCAGCCTTAATGGTGGCTTTGCTTAGGCCTGCACCTAATCTGCTAAGAGCTGTGGTTTGTCCTGAGTAACCTTTTGCTAGTGCTTGGCTAACCTCTGCAAGTGATTTACCTGTTGCAGCACTTACATTAAGAGCAGTGTTTAATGCTTCTTGGCTTAGGGTGATAGATCCAGTAACAGTTAATAATGATTGGAAGGCCGGTCTTAACTCATCATCTAATACACCACTAACCTTCTGCAGATTAGCAATATACATCTCAACGCCTGGTGCGCTGAATTGGTAGCCAGTGTTCTTTAATTGTTGTTCAAGGGCTTTGGCTGCCTTCTCATCTGCTGCAAAAGCATTAACGGCCTTCTTGCTGTAATTAATTAATGCAGCGGCACTAAGTGATACACCTATTGTCCTGCCTAGTTTTTGTATCTGCTTTTCAAAGGTGTTTATATCTTTACGTGCGCCTTTAAGGGCTTTGCCATTCCAGGTCGCCGTTGCGGCTACAAATATATTGGCCATTACGCTGCCTTCTTAATCTGTGTGGTTTTGTTAAAATTATCAGCTGTGCCATTAATGGCTTTTACTATTGCCTCATAAACCTTCATACTGTCTTGTGCCCAAGCCTTATAAACTAAACGGCCTTGTGTTTTACGGCCACTAGCACGCACATCTTTAACCTTTGGTTGTTTTGTTACAGGCTCTAATGCAGCTATAAATTGTTGGCTTGCAAATGGATTGTTTGAGTTATAAGCCTGTACTGCTTTACTACGAGCAGACTTCTTGCTGTATGTGCCGCCTTGTCCTTCGGATGTTCTATACTCAAATGGTGCACGGCCTTGTGGGTTTAATCGGCCTGCTACTTCATAGATTGATCCAGGGCGGCTTACGTTATAAACATACTGGCTAACTTGGAATCCATTTTTAGTAATCTTATTCTTGCCAGGGTTATAACCAATGCCTTGTCTTGCTGCAGTTGCATCATATTTGGGAAATGGCTTATAGCCAACAGCCGATGATAATGGTTTAACCCAGCCAGATAAAACGTCTCCATTGCCGGGTACAAAACTTTTAGCTTTAAGAGCTACGCCACGCATTAATGGGTCAATAGCCACACTAATACGCTGGCGCATATCTTCGTCAATTTTAACTAAGCCCTTAAGGACATCTTTAACGCCTACGACCTCTGCTGGCATTTCTGATCTCCTTAGCCCGATCTGTTAAGACCTGTACGATGGCTGCGTACATTTCTGTGTCCATATTGATAAACTCGCTAGGCGCAATTCCAGTCTCTACACTTAAAGCGGCAATGCTATATAAAGTTGAGTTGCGCTGTATTATTTTTTTTCTTCGTCTAATACCTCAACGGTTTCCAGAGTATCAATAAACTCTGATCCCCATAAAGGTATTTGTGCGCCAGCCCTACGCAAGCATTCATAAGCCAGCCAGAAGATCTCTGTTTGACGTTCGTGCTCACGCAGGACTTTGCTAATGCCTGATCCGTACTTCAATTCGAAAGCGTACTCGACACCTGGAGTTATTTTGTGCTCTGATATTTCTCCATTAGCCCTTGTTATCTTTAGCTTTGCCATTGTTACCCCTTAATTAGAACGCCACTGATGGCGATACTGTTATTGCGGAGTTTACTGTAAATGTAACGCTTGAGGTAGCGATCTCTGCTACGCCACCCTGACCTATTGGTGTTAGGTTGTTTACCAAAATTGAGAATTGGTAGGTTGGGTTAGCGGCTGAAACGGTTGTGCCTTTAACGGTAATTACTGATACTGATAGGGTTTGTCCAAATGCTGCATTTAATGTTTGCATTACTTGGCTTGATGCCCAGTCGTTGATAAAGTCAATTGTGAAAGTACCTGATTGTAGACCAGCCACAAACTTGTGAGCTGAATCACCCATTGCAGTTACTTCTAGTTCATCTACAATTTGGTTGATTACAGCGTTTGTTACGTATGCGCTGATATCGATAGATGGAGTTGTAGGCGCAGCCGCAGTAGCCAACTTAACACCTACGTTATTATTTAAATAGATTGCCATTTAGTTATTCCTCGTCTTTCTTGGTTTGTGCAGTTGGTTTTGGTGCGTCTTTAATTTGGCCTGTCTTCTTCAAGAAGGCTAAGTCTTCTTCGTGTGTGCTCATTTTAACTCCAGCTCGTTAGGATTGATACGGTTATTTCTGATGTTAATAAATCTCCACTAGCTGCGTTAGTTATAGCTGGAGCGGAGACACTTGATATGTTATAAACCAGGGTAGATGCCGCTAGTTTAGTTACTACTGCCACAATAAAATCTTCTATGCCTTTTAGGTTGCCCTGGTTATCAAATGCAGGTGTAGTTATTAAAATCTTAAAATTGGCCAATGGTGCAATGCTTGTTTGGCTGTTATTGCTTGGCACAATGTAAGGATCAGATGGAGTGATAACCACGCTGTTTGCAAGCAAAGTAGCTGGCGGAAAACTAAAGGTAGACCAGACTCCAGCGTTTGCTAAAGCTGTTGCAAGTGTGCCTCTTAGGGTACTTATTGCGGCCATTAGCCCACCAAAGATGATGGTGCAGAATACGGCTGGATGAGACCACGTACTCGGTTAATCAGCTGATAACCCATCCGATAAGGGCTGGCACTGATCCCATCCATACCGACCCCACCTGTCTGACTGACCTGGCGTGCCTGGAATATATCCACGGCCACGATCATCGCAGCTTCTCTTATAGCAGGGGTTGTCGCATAAGATTGAGTCTTGTGATCTGGGCCAGTAGCCACGCCATAAGGTGCTACTTTGTGAAAAACTTGATCTGCCGCTGTTTTGGCATATTGAACAAATGAATAGCCATTAGGATAATTAACTTGGCCGTAGTTATACATAAATACTGGGATAAGGCTAGTAGTGCCTGATGTTGGCGGGATTGTGCCAGTGATTGTGTGCGTGCCGTTAAATGTGGTACCGCAACCACTTACAACTATTGATTGAGTCGCAGCAAATGCGTTTGGGCTGGCAAGCATAAGAGTTGCCACATTATCCTGTAATGCTGTGCCTACTACTGGGGCAGTGTTAAACCATAGATATTGGTTAATTAAATCTTCGCTAGTTTGGCAAACTTCTTCTAAAGTTGCATCGGTGTAAAGAGTGCCAATGCCTAAGTTAGAACGCAACTCGGCTACGGTCACATATGTGGCTGCCATCTTTACTCCTTTGTTAAAAGCTCCCCTGGGGCTAGGGCTACTAAACCCCAGAGGATTACTTATTGGTTAAACGGTCTTATCAGGTCTTTTGGAACTTTAAGATTCCGTTAGGCATTTTGGCGATTGTTGCCATGTAGCCGTAAATTGCCACCTGTACTTGTAGGTTTGAAACTACGTTAACGCTCATAAAGTTTTGTGCTGAGCGGTATACAGTGAAAGCCTCTGGTGCAAGAATGATTGCAGAGTTATCATCAAATGTTGTAGCTGTGAAGTTCTTGTCTACGTATAGATCAAGACCAAGCACGTTACCACGGATTGATTGTGGGCCAACATTTCCACCAGCGTTCATTGGGCTTACAGCATTAAATACTGGTCGCTTTGTTGTGTCTTGTGCACCGATCAATGCGCCCCATTGTGCTGGGTTAGCAATGTAATTCTGTGCGAAGTAACCTGTGTTTGTGTAGATAGTACGTGCTGCTTCTGTTGAGAATGCAACGATACCATCAAGGTCTGCTGTTGTGTTTGTGGCGTTTGCGCCTGCTTGAATCAAAGCTGCAAGTACAGTCTGATCTAGACGCTTCAGGTAAGCGTACTCAAGTTGCTTTGTTAATTCTGCATAGAAGTTAGGGTCTGAACGCTCTAACAACTCAACAGATAGTGTGTTCATACCAGCGTACTTAGACACTGTGCCTGTTAGGTACTGGGTTTCCATACCTGTGTTTTGTACTGCTCCGCCTTCGGCTTCTACAGTTACTTCTGGTGCAACTCCGTTATATCCACCAGCTGATGTAACCAAAGATGGTACTGAAATAGACATACCAGATGTTGGTAGTGTGCCTTGTGAACAGGCATCAATAGCAGGTGTACCAAAGCGTGTGTTAGTTACAAACTCGCTTAGGTATTGTGTCGGATTGAATGCTGGGTTAGTTGCCAACGAATCATCTGCTGCAGCTACGTATAGTTTTGAATCATCGTTACCTAGAGCAGCCTTGATTTTGTGCTCTGTGTATGCAGCCATAGAAGTGATTGGCGTGCGGATAGATGTTTGGATTACTGGTGTTGTAATTACTGGGCGAGCAGCTTCTACTGTAGGAGTAGCAGCCTCTGCCTTTGCTTCTTGTGGCGCTGTTGCTAAATCTTCCACAGGAGCCTCGCTTTCTGGTTGTTTGATTGGTGTCTCTGCTTCGCTTTCGCTAGCAGCAACTTTAGTTACCTGCGCAGCTGAGAATGCAGGTGATTCGACAAG